GCTACAGTAGTTACGTTAGCAGAAATTCCAGCAACAGTAGTTATATTAGCAGTTATTGCGGCTAATGAACTTACGTTAGCAATAGTTGGTCCAGCTTCGGCAGCACCAGTAGTAGCATTAAACCCAAGAACTGTTCCTACTCTATCTGCTTTAAGAGGAAGCTCCATAGATACAGCAGAATCAGAATCTTGTAATCGTACTGATCTTCCTATTGTATCATCAACGTCAGCATCAATCGCAACTAGTTTATCTAGCTCAGTATTCAGAGAAGAAATATTAAAAGCACCTTGAGTAGGGAAGTCAGTAGTTCTTTCGAGTGCTATGTCTCTTGTTATCACTACAGTCGAGCCACCAGTAGCACCAGTAACAGACATTGAAACTGTACCAGTAGAACCATCTCCACCTGATACAGAGTAATGAGTTGTTAATGTTTTTAGTGTTCCATCTACATAAACATTTAAATCTGCTTCAGCAAAAAACTCAAAGTTAACTGCGAATGAAGTTGTTGTTGCTCCTTGAGAAACGGCATACGAAACTCTTGGCGTGTTATTTGAAACTGATATTGTCATATTTTATCCTTTAATATCTAGTACCAGCAATAGTTCTCGTCAAATCATTTACAAAGCTTTTTAAGAACCATAACCTCATATAAGGTAAATTGCTAATAAAATCTTTACTTGCAGCTCCGTAGTCTCCTTGTATAAACTGAGCAACAGCTTTTGCTTGGTCGTAAGCAAGCCCAGTAGAAGCACCAGTTACAGATGTAATTGCATCTCCAAAATCTTCTTTTTGAGGAAACTTAGGGCTAATGCCTATGTCAATAGGTGGCATGCCTAATGCCATAGAAGTTTGCATAGATGTATAAAACATATCTGAATACATTGCAGCCAATCCAGACATATCGAAAGATCTAGCAATTTTATCTTCAAGACTCATCTCATCAAGAACCCACGGAGTATTCCTATACTTTAATTGCATACCCATATAAGCCAATGCCATAGCTGAACCCATACCAACAAGTCTATTGTTAACTGCTCCTTGAGTGTAAAGAGTCGTTATTTTATTCAGAGCAGCAAAAGAATAAGAATAGAATTGAAAGGGTAAAGCTATTATTCCATTCTCAATTCTAGCATATCCTTTAAATCTTTTATCTTCTAATAAACCCATGTGCTTTCCTACTCTAATAGGGACATAAAATACACCATCACTAACAATAGGTTTGTCTGCTGGTGTTCCCATTAAGACTGTATTCTTAACGCTTGAGTTTAATGTTCTTCTAAATAAAGTGACTGCTTCTGGGTCATCCCAGGCATTTGTATTAGCTAAATAAAACCCTGACTTATCATCACCAGATTTCTCTATAAATCCCTTCTCTCTCATTTTGGCAATCTTTAAAGCATCTTTTTTATCAAGACCCATTCTCAACATCCATTGAGCTTGCTTGTTAGTAATCTTGTTATTAGCCCACTTAATAGAATAATCTACTATTGTGTGGGAATGAGCCATAGAAGATATCTGTTTAAATGTTCTGGTCATTGGACCGAGTAAGTTTAACTGAAAGAAAGTATTTTTAGCTTTAGATCTAAAGGTAGATTGAAAAGGATTGTTTAATGTATCTTCCATTAATCGTGTATATACATCACCTTTTAATATTTCTAACATCTCTCCAGCTATACGAGCTTCCATAGCGTTCATGCGAACCTTCTCATTATCAAGCGTTCTAATAAGTTGAGAGAAAAAAGGTCTTAGATCGTTTTGCATCATGATTGCCGCAAAGTCAGGAAGAGTAGAAAATCCAGCACTACCTAAATAATTCAAGGCAGCAAAGTCTTTTAACAACTGAGCTATGTAAAGATTCCAAGCATCAGGGTTCTGAATAACAACACCAGCAACACGATCATAACTATGAAGAAAATCTCTACGCAAAGCATTTAGTTGATTCTCACTCAATCCTCTTCGAGCTTCTTTTAAAAGTATTTCATTCGCAACAATCTCAGGATCTTCATGACCAAACATTTTATAAAACTCAAACTGTGAAGCAGTTCTGTTTGTATAAGCCATCATAGCTTGAACTGGATTTGTAATAATAAAATCAGCAATAAGCTCATTCGGTATGTCTATCATCTTATGCTTAAAATGTTTTGACTTACCATACCCATAAGACAACCCTTCAAACGGATCTCCTTCATTAAGAATCTTATCAACCATCTCCTTTACTCTTTTGCTAATATCATCTGGATCTGTTGAAATCTTAGTTGCTTTAATAATTTTATCTTTAGGGTCATACGCATAAGTATATGGATTCTCTCTCATCCATTCAGATAATATCTTTTCAAAAGCTATTCTGTTTTCTGAAATTCTTTGTTTATTAAAAAATCTAGGGAAGAACTTCTCAGGTTTAAACATCTTTTCAAAAGCATTTTCACCTTCTCTTGTTCTTTGTTGCAATTCGTGTTGCTTTAATTGACGAGATATTTTCCTCTTGTTGTCAATTAGAATATTAAATTCAATTCTATCTTTACCTTTAAGTATTGTATTAATTCTAGCAGAGTTTTGCTCAACCCAATCTTCAAAAGAAATTATATAACCTTGCTCATTTTTTTCTTTACCAGTATAGCCAAGCCTTTCTTTATACTTTGCTAAGTCATTATCATAAGTTGCATTTAATTCTGTATACTTAGCAACTCTTCTAGCAATTCCAGCATCAGATCCTAAATGACCAGTCTCAGTTAATCTAACTTCCCAACGCTTAAAAAACTTATCCCAAGTATCTACAGCTTTACTTTCAAGATCAGTTAATTCTTGCTTCTTAGCACTCTTTAACCATGTTTCTTCTAGCCATAATTCAAAAGGTTTCTTGTTAAAATGATAATCCATAACAGATTCTTTAGGCTTTCCTTTGCCAGATACTTCTCCGTATATTTTCAGAACTTCATCATAAGCCTCTACCCATTCTCCCTCATAAGTGGAAGCTTTAGTAAAAACAGAATGTTCCCCTTTAACTCCATTCCTATGACCCTCAAGAAGAACCCCATGATCTCCCATCATTCTAATAAAAGATAACTTTGTTGATTGATCATAGTCACCTTGAAGAACTCTCTTCATAGGATTTGTAACACCTTTATACATCCAGCTTTTAGTAAACCAATTCTCAGCCAAGCTATAAGGATTTTTAATTGTACCATCAGCCTCCTCTAAACTCCTTACATGTTTTTCACTCTCAAACCATTTAGCTATTTTTTTTAACTTTGAATGATGTATCTGCCTTGTAACACTATTACCTTTGTGCTTTTGAAATTCTTTTATTGCATAAGAGTTAATCCTATCCTCATAAGCTCCAACAGATTCATTAGCTTTTCTTTTGTATAAAGGATCTGCAAGTTTTCTTGAGTGCATACCTTCATGCAAAACAACAAAGTCATAATATTCTTCAAAAGATTTAAAAGCATTATTAGGCAAAGCTTTTGCCTTACTGCCATCTCTTAATGTTCTAGGCTTAGTCCACGCTTTAGCCTTGAACTGTTTCATTATAGCATCTTTAGATATATATATTGTGTTTGCTGTTACATTATAAGAAGCTCCAACTTCAGGATTCTTAGGTCCGAACTCATGTAAACCTTCACCTAGTTCTTTTATTTCTAGCCTAGCAGAACTGCCAAGAACATCCATGTCAGTAGTAGTTCTGTCAAATTGATCCGTCTTCTGAAATTTAATAGGAGAATAAGGAGCTACTTTTTTTTGAATATATTCTTTAACACCCTTCCAAGTTGATAGATTCGCTACATCTTTATCAGTAAGTTCATCAGATCGAAAAGTTAAACCATCAACATCTAAAATTCTTTCGTCTCTTTTGCCCAGCAAACTAAGTTGTTCTGCATCAGCAGTATTAATAACACTATTAAATTCATCTAATTCTTGCTGAGTTTTCATTTGGACATTAGCTTTTAATCTGGCTGGAACAGCCATAGCACCACCAATAGCACCACCAACAACAAAAGCAGCTCCTAAGTTTATCCCTGATTCTGTATAAGTAGCAGAAGGATCAAAAAGCTGACGACCAGCTTCAACTGGAGCTTGAATAGCTGTAACACCAAGACCAACACGAAGAGCTGATCTTCCTATGCCAAAGGCTGGACCTCCAAAAGGAAGAGCAAGAAGATTCAAAGGATCAAAAATACCAGTAGTAAATTGATTAAATATACCTGACCTAGCTAAAGTTTCTCTTGCTTCATTCATGCCATCAACTTGAGCAATCAAATCATTCAGATGATCTCGGTTCTTTGCATCAGCTAAAGTATGGCGATACTCATAATAAGGAGTATCTTTAATGTGATCAATAGCGTTGAACTCTTCATCTCGTTCATAGTTTTCCCACGCATTATGTATGGCATTAATAAATGGCTTATATTGATATTCTAAATTAGCTCCTAGAGTATCAAACCAAGAAGGAGAAGAAACAATATCAGCTCCCTTAAGCCCAGTATTAAATGGTATCTCTGCATTATAATTATAATGGACATCATTTCTTATCATTGTTTATTTAGCCATTCTCTAAACTCATTAGCAGAAACATATATAACTTCTGGTTGGTTATCATTTTCTGCGTTTTCTAAAACTAAAGGCTCAAGCTCACCATCTCTTCCCCAATGAACCATGAATTGTATATCGCCAATACCAGCATTATCAGCATTTCTATCGTTATCATTTCTGTGCAGACCAATAAGAGGAGTAGTATTAGCACCATGAACTGGGACTAACCACGCTTTCTTTTGAACATCACTATGTTGCCAAGCAGTAAAAAACTCACCTATGCTACTAAAAGGTTCCCATCTCCAGGGGTCTACTTCTCCTTCGACATCACCTCGATCACCTCCATATAAAGAAACTTTATTCTTACTTAATCTAAGCAATTTAAGATCTACATATTCTTTAAAGCTTTCTCTAGTGTCATCATCAGGAAATATATTTAACAAACTATAAGGAGTTTTATCTTCACCAGTAAAATTTAAATGCATAGCATCTAAAACAATATCCTCTCCAGAATAAAAATTATTAGACATCATGCTCTTAGCCCATGCTTTGATATTTAAATCTTCGCCATTTGCACGCTTTGCAGCCACATGAAAATCTAAAGCTGGCTCAATGAAATCAAAAATATAAGAACTGCCAGTTGCTCTTTTTAATTGATCTATAGCTATATCTCTACCAGTCCAATTTTTATATTTATCAAGCTTTAATTCTTTGTAAAATAATTGGTCATAATAATTATTGAGTCTTTCTGATTGAATAGGGTTATTAAATTCAGCCATATCTGCTATTAGCTTACCAACAGATAAAGAATTAACAACTTTAGAAGCTTCAATAACTTCATCAAAGAATTTCATTTCTTGCTCCAAGCCATTACTAGCTAATAATCTTCTTCTAACAACTCTAGTATCATAAGTGTTGTCTGCTTTTTTATGCCAAGTAACCATTTCACCACCATCTTTTTTTACATAATCCCAAAGAGCTAGTGTTGATGAATCACCTTCTTTAGCTTTACTTAAAGACTTTATGGCATTTACTAATGGTTGAGGAACAATACCTTTATTAGCCATTTGATCTACTCGTTTTCTAAACGCACTATCAGGGCTTAAAAAATGAGCAGTAAACCAAATATTCTCTATAGTAGGAGGATTTTTATTATGGGCTGAAGCTTGAAATAAAGGAGCAAATTCATTTGATAGAATTTCTCCAGCAATTTTTCGCTGGTCTGCAGAACTAGGTCCGATAATAGCACTAGTCTTATTGCTAGGGTCTAAAGTTCTAGCTAAATTTGTATACTTTTTTATAGAAGCTTGATGAGATACAGCCTTATTCTGAGCCTCTAAGTTAGAACCCATCTTGCTTAGAATCCTACTTCTAAATTCAGCAGTCATAGCTTTAGAACCTTTGCCAGTTAATAAAGCATCAGGAACATTTTCTATTGGCATATACTTACCAAACTTTTGAGCATAAGATTTCTGTTCAGAGGTAAACCCATTGAGCATAGATGTATTCTTTGGGTTGGCTATATAAGCCATAAGATTTTTCATCTTACCCATATTAACCATACCACTTTCAGTAAACAGAGAAGAAGAATCAGTAGCGATAATGTTAGCTATCTTACTGTCAAACTTAGTCATAACACTTGCAAGACCATCAGGAGTTAAAACTGATTGCTTGTCTTTGACTACATTCCCTTGAGAATCAACACCTTGAAGTACAGTTGTACCAGAAACATTTAATTGTTTTCTAGCTTCTTGATAAGCAGCCATAGCTCCATCTGTATCTCCAGAATCAATTAACTTTTGTATGTTAGATATAGCACCACCATCTGCTCCATACACAAAGCTTTGGAAAATGTCTTCTTGTGACTGTTTCCTTGATTGAACTAAATCACTTAGGAGATCATTTTTCTCATCTGTTTGTTTGCTTTCTAAATAGTTATCAACATGCCTATCAGCTACAGCTAATCCATTTAGTTTTGAATAAACTTCTGCACCAGCATTATTTTTTCTAACTATATTGACAAGACCCTTAATCTTTTCTTGCTGATCTTTTGAGAGACCACCGAGAACATCATTAGTAAGCTCTGTTCTCCCAAGAATTGCGTTACTAAGTTTATATCCTATTATCTGACCCTTATCATTGTCGGCAATTAAATCAGAAAAGATACCTTGCAAAGATCCACTTGCATAACTTACTTCCATTTGTTTTTTGAATTCGCTGTAGGGCATTTTCATACCACCACTATGAGCAAAAGAAGTATTAACTCGTTGTTTGTTGTCCTGATTAACTGGATTATTGTCATCCATAATGCCAGCCAACACACTCTGCCAATTATTCCCTTTAGTTTCTTGACCTAAAGATTCTATGTTTGCTCTTGTTTCTGAAAGATCTCTAGCAAGAATAAGATTAGATATTCTCTTCTCATTCTCCATAGTGTCTCCGATTAACTTAGTCTTAACCGAAGCTCCCCATTCTGTTCCACCATCAAGAATAATATTCTTAAACTTACCCTCATAAGGTAAAGCAAGATTATCTAAGTAATGAGCAAATTCATCTTGAAATTTATTAGGATTATTTGGGTGTTGAAGAGCTAATCTTTTAGATTTCTCCGTGTATTGATTCTTAACAATGTTAGCAAATCGTCTTGTTATCTCTTCATCAAAAGCATTTTTACCGATAGAGCCATAACCTTTAGAAGATAACCCTTCAGTCAAACCTTTTAAAAGATTAACAGGTCTTCCAGTATTAGGATCAGTACCTACTATTTGGTCATTAGATAAACTAGAGACATAGTCTCTTGCTTCTCTGTCAGCATTTTCAGCCGCATCTTTAAATAGTCTATTAGAAATACCAGACATAGCATTAGCAATTTGATTCATGCTATTAGCAACAGACATATCAGCACCGACAACTCCTATTTGAGAATTACGATACTGCTGTTTATCTATTTTAATTACCATCCTGAACCAGTCCCAGTCTTACCAAGATTACCAATAGTATTAAACATTGTAGCATATCCATTAACATACCCAGCTCTTTCTGCGTATTTCCCAGCTCTTAAAGCAGATAATCTTCTTGTTTCTAATCGAGCTTGTGTATATAAACCTTGATACTGCACTCTTCTAAGATCTCTATTCGTAATATCTTTTTGAGCTTCTTTAAATTTCATACGAGAATTATCATCATCCCTATTCATAAAATCAAAAGTAGCTGTATTAATATCTTCTATTCTGTCTAGTTCAGCTTGAAGATCATTATGCTGTTGCATAGTATTTATTTTTGTTTGTTTTCTTTCTTGCTCAAGCTGTTTAGCTTCAATCTCTTTCTGTCTACGAGCTTCTTTACCAGCCGCTATAGAAGCACTAGCACTTAAAAGACCTGATACAACTTGTCCTGCAACTTGCCACCACATTAGAATGTTACCTCCGCAATTAATGAATTAACTTGTAATGATAATGGTGCAGATTGACTAATAGAAACTTGAGGATCTTTAGAATAACCAAGCAATCTAAATTCTTTCTTACCATTAACAGGAGTTCTATCTTGACTTAAATCATCTGTAACCTGTCTAATAATCAGATCCTTAGAATTAACAGAACAAGACAAAGTATTATTTAAATCTACAATAACTTTATTCATACTTCTTGGTTCTCCAGTTGTCGGTCCTATCTGAGATACAGTATCAATAGGATTTGTTTTCAAATTAACATCAAACTTAAATCCTATTTCAGCTTTAGTCAAAGAACTATCTATCGCTGATACGTCAATATTCCCACTAGCAACAGTAAACTGACCAAGATAATGAGTCCCAGAGACGACATCGAGAACTGCTCCGTTAGCGAAATCAGAGCTGACTGAGAAAACTCCGCTAGCACCATAGTAAGTTTTAGCCATATCAAGATTAAAACTACTATCAAACTCGCAAAGAATATATTTATTAGTACCATCACCTTTATCAAATTTTAATACAGCATACAGTCTTGTATCAATAGTGCAAATAGAATGGAACGCACCTTGACTTGTAAACTGTGTCCATCCAAATCTTTGTTCTCCTCTATTAGAATTAAATACAGATAACGTACCATCACCATCAACAATAAAATAATAACTTTCATTACGATCAATACCACCAGCAAGTATAGTAGATCCAATAGGAGTTTTAATAAGATGAGAAGAAAGGCTTGATATAGGCTGACCAGTATAAGCGTTCTGAGTATCGTCAAATAACATTTCTCTTACAATCTCTCCAGAGCTTTGAACATAAACAGTAGCACCATCAAACACATAAGGTTTTACATAAGCAGAACCAAAAGGAGTTTGTCTTTTAATTGTAGCATTTGTAGGGGTTGTAGGCTTCTCTATAAAAGCTGGAACAATAAATTCATCAGTAGATGTAAAGCATTGGAGATCTCTGTTAGATACTAAATGACGAATAGTATTAACCTCTCCGATTGCAGCAGTAATATCAATAGCATCATTATCTGAAGCATCTCCTAAATCAAAGTTAAAAAACTGATTAGTTTTGCTAGACCATAACCCATCAGGCTGAGACAGAGTTCCTCCGAACCAAAGCCTATTCTGATGAAAAGTAACAGCTCCAGGATATCCTCTTAAAGTAGAGAAGGATTGCTCAGACCAATTAGTAGCTACAGCATGAGTTTCTAAGAAAGGAGTTCCTCCTCCAACAGCAGAATCATTTGCGTTGGCGGCTGCATTAAAAGTAAATGTATTATCATCTATAACCTCAACAACAGTTCTTGCTCCGTTTATATTACTAGAAGCAATGCCACCAACTGTATTTGCATTACTTACTGTAAAAGCATCACTAGCCGAAAAACCATGATTAACAAGCGTAACTGTAATTGTAGCAACGCCATTGTCGGTTCTCATAGAATCAGCTTTTAATTTCTTTTTCAAAGCAGCTAAACAATTCCCAGTTGCTTGAGTAGTAGACTGAACAGAAGTAATAGTTATTTCTTGGTCATGGTATTTAATAGTAATACCAACATGCTTTGAATCAGGATAATTACCACTATCTATATCTCCTGTAGTATCCCAATAAGCTTCACTTGTTGTCAAAGTAATTCCATTTCCAGAACTAGCAGAAGGATCTAAAGTAACACCAAGATCTTGAAACTGATAATAAGGTTGGTATATTTTTGCTCCAGCCGATTGAGTGTCAAATGTAAAAGTCTCTACTTGAAAAGATGTAAGACCAGTACGAACTAACTTCCTAGTCATAAAAGATTGATGAGAAATAAACATTACATCACCTGATTGTGCGTAAGTTAATTCATGCAAATTAGAATGTGTAATAGGAAGAGCAGCCGAACCTGTGTCTTGAGTAACAGTAGCTGCCAAACTTACTGTATTATTAGTAGCAATTTGAAATACTCTTATCTTTAAATTCTCTAATGAAACTATATATCTTTCATCATCAGAAAAAATAAATGGAACAAGTCTATGCTGTAAAACATTATCAACAGCAAAGTTAGTAACAGCTAATCTGGTACTATCACTCGTTGAAACAGATTGATACCTCCCATCAAAGACATCATCTCTAACAACTGTAACCACAGCAGCCGAAGGATTTGCTACAGTAAATCCAGATATAGCATTAATAGCAGTATATAAATTATCAGCAGTTACATCATTAGATGTATTTCCTCTTACATAGTGAGTGTTACCAACAGATGCACTTGGACTACTGCTACCAGCAGTTTCAAATTCTACAGTAATTAACGTACCATCACTCTTATAAAATTTAATAGTAGAGCCAACAGGTATATTGGCATAGTCAGAAACAGTTATAGTAAAGGAAGCTTTGTCAGCAGTAGTATCAAACTCATAGATTTTAAACAATCCCGGTCTTTTAATTACTCCACCTTCAGCCCTTAAAAAAAAGTTTTCAATTTTTTGAGCCGAGTTTGTATATACCTTAGTATCGGTTCTCGATATCAAGCTAGGGCTTATTTCTCCAAACTGAAAATTAGTTAGAGGTACTTTTGCTTTTCGCATTAGCTCCTCCTAAAAGCACTAAATCTAGTCTGAGGTATAGTCCTAGTTGTTTGTTGTTGTGAATCTATATTCCTAGCTTTAAGCATAGCTTGATCTGCCATCTGAGTCATCATGTTCATAAGGCTAGAATCTCTAGCAATCGAAGAAGCAAAAGCAGAAGCTAACGCATACTGCAAAGCTATAGTAAAATAACTAGGGAAATTTTCTTCTGTTGCTCTGAATGTATAGTCGGCAATTACAGTATCTTGCGTAGATGTATCTGCATAAATCATATCGCCATAGATCTGATATTCAATCTGACCATCATTAACTGTGACTGCATGAACAATCAGAGTATCAGAAGGAAGTTGATAAGCATAATCATATCTACCAGTCGGAGCATCAGTTAATCTATTTAAAACTGCTTGATTGGTTGCAAACCTCCAACGAGTATTAGATAAAGCAGATCTGCATATATCCTCATAAAGATTAGAAGCAACAAGAGATTCAGTAGTTCCATCTGTAAAAGAAGTAATAGGCTCTGCTCCTATAAGGATTAAAGCTCTACTTGAAATATCTATTGAACTATCTGCAACTGTTGATGTCATGTGGTAAAGGGGAGTTGCCTCCCCTTCTCCTTAATTATTTTAGTCGCCATCTGTTTCGACAATAGCTGTACCATCAGATACATCTACTACAGAACCAGTGTTTGATAGTACGTTTACCCAATGAGTTGTTGGAGCATTGGTATCTGAAACGCAGATAACATCACGAACACTTAACATATTTGCAGCACTATTAAAATAACCAGCACTGTTAACAGTCGCAATTGTGTCAGATGTTGAATAGTTCCAAAGTTTCGGACCATTTCCATTCATAGACCAAAGGGTTAAACCAGAAGCACTATAAGCCATATAATTACCTCCTAAGAATTGTTGTCTAAGACTTCATAGAGACCATTGTCATCAATGACACATGCTCCCATAGACATCATAGAAGTTGCAAGATGAGATGCTCTTTCTGGAACATAGTTTAGTTCAGTAGAAACATCAGCATTAATTCCTAACCCAATAGCAGAGGTGTGATAAGCCATACTCTTACCAGCAGTTACAGCAGAGCTAGAGAAGATATTGAAGCCCAAGAAGTTCTTCATTGTCATTCCTCCAGCATAAGGTAAATTCTGGTCGCCAACATAGTCAGAGCTTGCAAACTCAGTAATTAAGAATAAGTCTGCAAATCCCTTCGGATGCATAGCAAGAAATCTACCACCATCTTCTGGAATATCGGCAGCACCCATTGTTTCAAATAATGAAAGCAAGTCAGCTTTTTCAAGAGCTGAACTTGTATCATGTATCTGAGTTGAGTTAGCACCAGCATCCATAGCTGTGATTAGAAGTTCATCAGTTTTACGACCAAGAGCAGAAGCAGCCGAAGTTGCTACAGCTTGTCGTTCATTGATGTTAGTCTTTAGTTCATCCAACTTGTCGATATATTCAGCAGCATAGTAGTCAGCCATTGTTGCTTCGACAGTTGTATGAGCTAATTCCATTGGAGTCACAAGACCATTTCTGGACTTGGTACTCGCACTACCAGTTCCAATCTTCTGGAAACGTACAACGCTTCCACTCACATTGTTTGCCATTCGTACAGTATTCCGTAGCTTAGAACCCATACGCTGATAAGCAAGGTGAACTTCAGACTCGAACTGTTTAATAAAGGCTGTGTCGATTGAATTTGCCATTTATTTAGCTCCTTAGTTAAAGTTTCAATTTACGCTTCAGATTATCCTGTGCATTTTTCAACGAAGTTATCCGTAAGGGCTTCTCTTAATGCAGTACGGGTCTTTCACTTATACTATTATTACACTCAAATTTATTTAAATTGCAATAGAAAACTCGTACAAACTCATGTTCATGCACAAAATACTGTTGATTTTCTACTTCAAACCCTATCCATTTAAGCCATCTAATCGTTTTATCGTGATCAATAGGCACATAATTTTCCACCACATCATAGCCAATAGAAAGAAAACTAAGAATTAATTTGCTATGTTTATAAAAAGATTTCCACATTTCATCTACATCTTTAGTACCTAAGAACCAAATCTTTCCAGTATGCATATACTTATCCATAGGAGTAATCCCACACATAGCTATAGGTTTTCTTTTGTGGGTGATAGTAAATCCTTTAGATCCTTCCTCAATAAAAGGAACATTAAGAGCCATAGAAGGAGTTACGCCAACCAACGCACACTCCCTGATATCAGGTAAGCGCATATTATCGAGAACAATATCAACATCAGAAAGCACACATGGTCGAAACTCAAGGTTGCCTCTCTTGATATAAGTCATTAGTATCTAGGCTTTTTTACTTTTTTCTTTGTCATCTGTTGTAAAGCTTCTTAAATCCGTTATCTACTTGAGATATAAATGCTGGATCTCGTTTAGATACATTCCAATATCTAGGGTCATTCATCATTTCCTTTAGCTTATCTTCATTAAGAAGAGCAGTAGGCTGAGAATTACCAGCAACAGTATTTTCTTTTAAGCCATCCATAATAATCTCAACAGCTCTTATGCCTTCAGCAGTAGAGCATAGTTCATCTATCGCTCCTCTAACTTCTTCTGGAAATTGATTCTCAACAAAAAGACCAACAGCTTCTACTCTTTCTTGAGCATTGTCGCCTAACTGAGCCATCTCAGATTCTGGATTATATCCATTATTTGTAGCCTCATAAAACATTTCAATTCCTTTTTGAAACTCATCTTGCGAATAACCATTTTCAAAAGAATGGTCAGCCCACCAATTAAGAAGCTCATTATCTACTGCCTCTTCTTTATCAATAATTTCAGGTAAGAGATAGTCTCCGACTTCGGCTGGTCTATCAGCAAAAGCTTCAGCTTGCATTTCTTCCATAAATGACTGTCTTAACTCTTCTTCTTTTTGACCTATTTTCGACTCAAGATTAGCGTAAGAGTCAGCCAAATCTTCTGGTGAGTTAAATTTTTCTGGTAGCCACTCTGGTCTGCTGTCAGCATATTCTTGAGGGACTTCAATAGTTTCTTGATTTTCTTCTGTAGATTCTGTTTCATCATTCATTTGATTTCACCTTATGACCATGTTGTATTCTTCTTTCGATTAAGCCAACGATAAATCGCTGACCTTCTGCGTGTCGAAGCGTATCATTCGTTACTGCCGAACCATGTACTGCTTCTATAGTTATACTCCTCAAATATTTAATAACTTCTATACCAGCTGGTGTAGTAAACAGAGAAGTAAAATGTAAAGATATTCTTTGTTCATCATCTGTTCCTCGTGGAAATCCATCAAGATGACTTATATTAGGCTTGGATTTGTTCACCTTGCATTGCTCCTTGTTGTTGCATTTCCATTTGTTGTTGTTGCATTTGTTGAGCCATAGCTATTATTTGTTTTCTTTCTTCAAGATCTCTAATTAAATAATCTGGCACTCCAAATTTTTTAGCTAAATAAGCAGCCGTTTCTTCAGAATTAACAAGTATATTCACCAACTCTGGACCGAATCTTCCTTGAACTAATTCTAAGAATCTACTGACTGAAGTAATATCTTGATTAGCTTGAGCTTGAGATAGTGGAGAAACAGAACGAACTTTAACTTGACGACCATTTATAGTCGGAATTTTAATTCGATTTTGTTTCTTTAAAATATAAACAACTCTTTGAAGAACTGGCTGAACTAACTCAGCTTGCAATCTACCAAACGCAGATCCTATTCTTCTACTCAAATCAGCCATACGTTCTGCAATCTCAGTCGCACTAGCTGGAGTTCGATCTGGATTCCCAAGCATATCATTATACAAAGCTCTTTTAATATTAAGCCTCATGTCTGAAAGAATAAGATTAGCTACATCAAATGATCCAGCAGCTTGAACTGGTTGCAAACCTTGAGAGTTAGGAGCTTTAGGAATAACTGTTCCAGGCACTAGATTAATTGTATCTGGATTAATAACACCATCATCATCCATTTGATAGACACCAGATATAGCCATCTGTGCATTTTCTAAAATTAATTCTATTGTAAGATTGGTAGTCTTGATTGCACTTAATGCATTGATAAGTGGACCTCGACCATAGACTGCACCTGGATCTTTACTCCACCTAAAGCAAACAAACGGATTACTACCAGTGCCTTTATAAGTTTCATACTTTAATAAAGATTTAGAATTAATTTCAAATATTATGCAGTAATAAGCATCTTCGTTTGGTAAAGAATAATTCTTACAAACTATTTCTAAAACTTTTGTTTTCCCTTCTGGATTTGCATTTATTGAACTTTGAAGCTTTGGATTAACAGTAGCTTTAGGATAAAGAATACTTATATCAGAATACCTAACGTCTCTTTCTCTAAATACATGATCAATCTTATCATCAGGACCAACATCCAAAACGACATGAGGTAAAGGCAAAGCAGTAAAATTAATAGGGTTAACAGAGTCACCCTCTTCGACATGAAGAACCCCAGTCCCAATAGCAAGATCCATAAAAGATTCATGAACTTCTTGACCAAAGTTTGAGTTCTGCAATATCTCAAAGACATAATCAGTTACTCCATCAAGATCATTATTAATTGCTTCTCTATTTTCTTTTGGAATTTCAGACCCAGCAGTAAAGTCAGCCCACCTAGCAAAGTTAGGAACTAGCCCAGCTTGAAGTCTTGATGCAAACTCTTGAACACCAACAACAGCAGTTTCATCAAAGATTTTGTCATCTCTTCTTTCTCCTAGAGATTGAGAAGAAAAAGTTTGCCTCATGGGAAGAGCATATTCATAACACTCATCAAATAAACTTTCCCATCTTTGGCGAACAGACTTAGCTTTTTCATATCTTTTTAAATAAAGATCTACTAATTCTTGTTCATTAGAAGCTTGTGCGTTTAAAGGTAAAGCCATTTATTAGCCCAACATATTATTTCTGTAGCCAATACCACCTCTAGGAGATGTATACAAAGCTCTTCTTCCTCTACTTCCTCGAACAACTTTACGACCAGTATCATAAGTTAAAGACGTTTGAATCGGCTGTTGTTCAGCAATAGTCTCTTCTTTTTCGTCTTGCCTTCTTTGGATTGTTTTTTGCTTTTCTTCTTTTTCTTGCTCCTTCTGAGCAATGTCTACTTCATCTTCTTTTGGTTCTGGATCAGAACCACCACCACCACCAAAACACATATCAATCTCCTTATAGTCTATTCCAAAAGCTAGTCTTATTTCTATTAATAGGCGATCTTTTAAAAATATCAAAGCCTTTTCTTGCATTGAAAGCCTTGACTGGTTTCTGACCAGAGATCAAAGATCTGCCTTCTCCAGCTCCCAACATCAAATATTGAAGAGCATCATGCACATGAGAGTACATATTTTTCTCAGGTTTATCAGTATATCTTTCACCTGATACTTGCATCCTTCTATAACAATAGCCACCTTGAAATCCTTTAATAAGTTGAGGACACCTTCTATCAATCATGAAAGCTGGCTTACCATCTGACATTTTAGTTAATTGAGAAGAAACAGATTCAAGTCTTAGGTCTACGCTGTTACTTGGAGCTGGCACAGCTTTTAATCCAGCACCTCTCATAATCTGAAACGGAGTTGATTCATCTGTTTGCGCTCGGAAATCTCCAGCTGGATCTCCATATATATAGATATCAAGACCAGAAAACCTAGTAGCTATTTCTTGTCGGAGCAGTTCAGCAAACCTAACAATCCCCATATCAATAGCAACAATCTCAGATTGAATTAACCAACGACCTCGAACCTTCTGACCAAACACAGCAGAGGGAGTAAGCCCAAAGTCAACACCAATGTAAAGAGGAACACCGACAGCAATAGGTATTTCTTCTTCAGCTAAATGAGTCTCACTAACAAAGTCAGGATATACTGGCTTACCTTCCTGAATCATTCCCAGCCGATTCATAACATAAACATCTATCCAACTTTTAGTCTTACCTCGAATAAGATTCGGATAATAAGTTTCTAAGATGTTTTGTTTATTCTCTGCTTTTTTATTCAGAGAATAAGAAGTGATTTCATTCTGTTCATTTTTAACTTCCAGCATAGCGGCTGGCTGTATAAAGAACTTCCAGTTGTCAGGCTTTACTAACATGGTCGCTTGTTCTCTAGGGATATGATCTGGTATCGGAACTTCCCCAGCCATGATAGCCCACCAATGATCTTCCTCTGGTGCGTTAGTATCACAGATAACACCAGACCAACTAGCACCACCCTCTCTCATACTTGGAAATCTACCGACACGCATAGTACA